TTCATTTTTGCCACAGTCATTTTGCAGGACAGGGCTTCCGGGTCGGAGCGTTGGACGGACAGCATGGCGTCTAGGTTGGCTGCGATGGCGCTAGAGCCGCGTGGCCTGTTGGCCGCGTCCACGTTGTATCCTGTGTGGTGGATAATCATGACGGTGCAGCCAAAGGGCGCACGAAGGTGCTGGTTGACCGCGCGGAAGAACTCGCTGATCTGGGTTGCGTCATTCTCATCGCCCCCGCCGAACATCTGGGACAGCGTGTCAAGCACGATCAGGGTGGGCGGGACGGGCATTTCGGCAATGTCCATGCGTAGGCTGGTCATTTCCTCTTGTACGGTCAGGTTGAGCGGCGTTATGCAAATGTTGAAATCAGGCACGAACTCTTGGCCTAGATGGGTTTTTGCCCAAGCTGACGCGCGGCGATAGATGCCGCCCCCGCCTTCTGCGGCGCAGTAGACTACCGGGCCTTTCTTTGTCCGCAGTCCCATCCATTCCTGGCCGGTGCATATATGCAGGGCGGCTGACAGGGCGACAAACGATTTGAACGTCTGGCTCGCACCGAATAGGCACATCATGGCGTCTTCTGGGATCACGCCCTTGACTACCCAATCGACGTTGGCCGTGCGTTCTTTGAGCTGCTCCATCGACAGGACCAGCTTTGGGAATGGGTTAGGCGGGGGTTTAGTGTCGTCTGGCGAGAATTTACCGGCTGTCTCGACCATGCGGACAAGTTCAGGCCCGGTCCTGACCAGCCAGCGGTCCATTTCGGGGCCGTCCACGGTAGGTTTGGATGCGACCATGATAGACCGCAAATGATTGACTACCGCCCCCCTGTGCATCCCGGAGGCCACCATGGAGCTACTGATCTTCAGGAGCGCGTCATGGTAGGATCGTTGGGACAGGTCTGGGTTGATGATGTCCTTGTAAAGCTGGGCGGCATCGCCCGTCCCGGCTTTAATGTCTGATACAATTTTGGCTTTGCCGATTTTGCTCCTGATGTCCTCTAGGTCTAGCCCGAAACAGGCGGCAGCGTCGGCCAGCGTCTGCACTTCACTCAGGTCACAGCTAATCAGGCGGGTTGTGTAGATGCCGCCAGGCCGTGCTTTGGTGTTTGATCCCACGGGCAAGCGAGCATACCGGACGGGGTTGTTACCCGACGAATCAGCGGCGATCAGCTCCCGCGCGGCCATCTCTGACAACACGCCGTCAATCAGCGGCAAGTTGCGGGTATCGGCATCCTCAGGGTCTAGTAGTACACCGATCTGATACCTACTAGGGCTAGTTTCCAGGACATAGCTAGGCATAGACATGAGTTGCGATGGGTCGGCATCGTCGGCCAACAATACGGCTAGGCGGCCAAACGTCTCTTTGGACCGCCGTTTTTTGCCATCGCGGCTGTACAACACCGATACGCAAAAATATGCATTATCTTCTTGACGTTGGTTAATAATTGCCTTTTCATTGTCGGTTCCGCCGTAAGCATTACCGCCCCAAACGGTTGGGAGCGCCTTGCTAGGGTCAGACGCAAACGCCGTAGTCCAGCCGTAGTCGTAGTTTTCCCGTAGCTTGCCATAGACGGCAGCCAGGAACTCACTATTACGCATTAGAGCCTCGTTCAGATGCCCGAAAGCATTTTGATTGTGATTTTGATTTTATGCTTCGCTGCGTACTTGAGTATTTTAGGCCAGTATTTCTGGGCAATTCGCCCGCCTGTGCCTTCTTTGACCAACCAGCGTGAGACGCCGGACTGCGTTAGGCCCACCAACTTGGCGGTCTTTGTAACCCCGCCGAGCATTGTGCAGACTGTGAAGGCCGGTTCGCACCGACCTTTGATGATTGCCATAAATCAAATCCTTTTTCTGGGCGCGGCGGACATTGGAGTGGTTCGCATTGGTTGACAAGCGCAAATATAACAAAAAAACATATTGATTTATAGTTGTGATCCCCCCTACAACGTCTTTCGCAATGATTTGGAAGGACTGATTTATGGCGTTTGACTTGAAGTCAATTCGTAAGAACGAGGCTATCTCTAGCCCGCGTGTTTTGTTGTATGGCGTTGAAGGTATTGGCAAATCCAGCTTTGGAGCATCTGCCCCTAACCCTATCTTTATCTGCACGGAGGACGGCCTTGGCTCGCTCAAGGTTGACAGCTTCCCGCTGGCTACATCGTCTGATGATGTTATGGCCGCTATTGCTACGCTGTATTCGTCCAAGCATGAGTTCCGCACTGTTGTGATTGATTCCATGGACTGGCTCGAAGCCATGATTGCCAAGGAAATCGAAGCCAAGTATGACGCTAAGGATTTGGCTTATGGTCGTGCTGCCGTGTACGCCGTTGGACGTATGCGGGAAATCTTGGACGGTCTGAATGCCTTGCGTAACGATAAGGGCATGATTGTCATCCTGATTGCTCATTGCCAGATACGCCGGTTTGATAGCCCGGAAGTCGAACCTTATGACCGCTATATGCCCAAGCTCCAGGACAAGGCTAACGCTGTTGTCCGTGAGTGGGCTGACGCTGTGTTGTTCTGTAATTACAAGACCGTCGTTAAGAAGGACGATGTGGGCTTTAACCAGACCAACAATCGCGGCATTTCGACGGGCGAACGCTTGCTGTTCACTAGCGAAAAGCCCGCATACATGGCGAAGAACCGCTATTCCATGCCTGAGTCTATCCCCCTGTCTTGGGATGATTTTGCCGCTGCAATCAATTAACCACTGGAGACTAAACTATGCCTATCATTGAATTTGACGCTGTTGAACCGTCTGAGTTTGCACCGCGCACCTTTGAAGCCCTGCCGCGCGGTGATTACACCGCCATGATTACTGACAGCGTGTTGAAGGAAACGAAGGCTGGCACAGGCCAGTATATTGCGCTGACCATGGAAATCATTGACGGTTCGTATTCGGGCCGCAAGATTTGGGATAATCTGAACGTCAAGAACGCCAATCCTACCGCTGAGAAAATTGCCCAGGCTAGTCTGACTCGCTATTTCCAGTCGTGCGGTCAGGATTTGGAGCGCGGCGCTGACACCACGGCGCTGTACAACATCCCCTTCAAGCTGACTCTTGGCATTGACCGCAACGATCCGACCCGCAACACGGTGCTTGGTTCCGGCCCGCTTGGCAGCGCCAAGAAGCCCAAGCCCACTGTTGACCGCGAATCTATTGCTTCCGGCAAAAAGCCTTGGGAGAAATAACATGATTACTGGATTGGATCAGGCAATTTACAACCCAGATTGGGAAAAGATAGGTGACAAAACGCTTTACGCGGACATTTGCCCTAGCCAGGAAATCTTGCTTACGTCGATTGCATTAAGCCTTAACAGGATCGCAGTTGAGAGCGAAAGCATTGCCACCAGCTTGATGAATATTAGCATCAACATGGAACCCTTGGGGGAATAGATGGTTACGATCCCAGAATCCGATCACACTACAGCCCGCAAGATTTATGATTGGTATGAATCAAAGCGTGAAGGCCACAGGGAACACCTGGGCGCGTCTCTGATTGGGCATGAGTGTGATCGGTTTCTGTGGTTGACCTTTCGCTGGGCTGCGTCCCCCAATTTTGAAGGGCGCGTATTGCGTTTATTTGGGACAGGCAAAAGGGAGGAGCAGCGTGTTTACGAAGAACTTCGCGCAATCGGGGTTGAATTACACACCGAACAAAACGGTAAGCAAATCGACTGTCGCGACGATAGTGGTCATTTCGGCGGTAGCGTTGACGGCATTGGCCGGGGCTTTGCTGAAGGGCCGAAAACTTGGGCTGTTTTAGAGATTAAGACGGCCAATTTCTCAGCTTCCAAGAAGCTGAAGGATACCGGCGTCGAAAAGGCCAAGCCCCAGCACTATGCCCAGATGATGATTTACATGGGTATGATGAAGCTGGATCGGGCGCTCTATCTTAACGTCAACAAGAACACAGACGAAATCTATACCGAATGGGTGCATTTCAATCAGGGCGTTTTTAGTGACCTGATGCACCGCGCACAAAAGACCATCGCGGCCACCGCACCCCCGCCCAAGGTTACGGACAGCGCGGCAAAGATGCCGTGCAAATGGTGCGACTTTGCGCCTTTCTGCCATGACACGCAGCCCGCTGAGTTTAATTGCCGTACTTGCTGCCATTCCACGCCTGTCGCGGACGGCAAGTGGACTTGCCATGAGTTTGCCAAGGAACTATCAGCCGACGACCAGCGCAAGGGTTGCGATAGCCATATATTCATCCCCGCCCTGGTGCATGGGACGCCGATTGATGGCGAGCGCAATTTCGTCGAGTATTTTGTTGAAGGCACGGGTGAGACGTTCAAGAACGGCCCCGCCCATGTCACTAGCAAGGAAGTTTCCAAGCGCGGACGCAAGAAGACGCCCGCTGTTGATCTTGGCCCTAAGATTTCACTGGATGATTTAAACGATGATATTCCCTTTTAGGTTTAAAATGAGAGATACGCAGCGAGAAAGCGTATCTCAGGCGCGGGAAATGGACCGCATGGCCCGCGAAGAAGACCGGCGGTTTATTGAGTACAACCAAAAGTCTCTTGATTTAATTTTGCACAATGCCCAGCGGGGAATGTCCCGCGCGGCAATGCGCCGGATATGGTCTGATAGGCTGATTAACCTGGTGCTGGGCCATGAGGAGGCTAAATGACTGACTATGGCAAACCGCAAGATACGCCATTTGCGCGGAAAAGCGGCGTGACCAAAACACTCTGGTTCACAAAAGACGGCTCTGACATTCAGGACGTTGAATTGAAGAATGGCAAAGCAAACCCATTCGGCTGGTCAACACATGAAGTATGGGTGACGGAGCATACTTCTGGCGGGATCGTGGACGAACACAAGATTGCCGATCTGTATTGCGGTGATCCGATTAATGTAGCGCCGGGATATGGCTTCCGGTTTGAAGACAGCAAATAAGGAGCCGAAGTGGCAGATGATTTCATAGTCGTTCAAACCCATCCGCAGATGATCGCGTTCGTTGACGCGCTCCAGCGGAAGAACGCCGAAGCCTTGTCATTTTACCCGCGCCAGGTTTTTGAGCGCGAGGCGGACAAGGGGCGGCTGTTCCTTGGGCTGCTCAACGGCCAGCCTTGCGGGTACATCTATGTCGGCGCTCAGAGCCAAGATGTGAAGTGCCACCAAGTCTGCATTGAGTACGATGCCCGTCGCCGCCTCTATGGGGCATCCATCGTGGCCGTCATGGAGCAGTACGCCGACGAAGGCCGCGCTTCGTCCGTCACCCTGCGCTGCGGCTTCGACCTAGACGCAAACGACTTCTGGAAGTCTATGGGGTACGATTGCGTCGCTCACAAGATTGGCGGGGTCCGGCGTATGCGGACCATCAATGTCTGGCGCAAACAAATTCGGCCCGAACTTTTCCAGACACTCGCCATAGAACCGGCCAAGGGTGTGGTGGACGCTTCCCTGTGGCGGCGCAACAAGCAGACCGGAACCGTGACGCAGTTTGTCAGGGGCGCGGCTATGCGTGACTACCGGGCCAAGTTAATTTCTGCCGACGAAACCAACAAATAAGGAGCCGCCGTGTCCTACCTAATAACCAACCTACCAGCCCAGCACGTCTGGGTCCGCAAGGAATACTTGCGCGACCTAGAGGACGGGCATGGCGAGTTTGTGAAGGGCATTTGGGTCTGCGCCAAGAGCATACCGGGCAGGGCGCTATACTTCGAGACGTACTTGCCAGATTACGGGGCTATGTTCGACAAGCTGCCGCTGTCGGCTTTCGTGGCATCACCGGAAACGCCTGACCGGGATTTGCCGCTGACCGACCTGCAGTTTTGGAACTGCATGGATTATGGCGTGGTGTCTGTAATCAAACAGTTTACAGCCTCAATGACATACGAGGCTAGGCTGAAGTCTGGCGGCTTGATGCGCGGCACATATGTCTGCACATTGGACAATTACCACCCCGCGCCGGATACCATTGACTACTCGACCAGCGAGACGCCCAGCGAACACAAAAGCATGAACATCGTCGAACTGGAGAATGGGCAATACTGCGCCTATCCCAATAATCGGCTGCGGATCATAGACACATCGCTATCGCCCAAACAGTTATTAGTGCCTGATTTCAAATGCTCGACCCAATTCTTTGCCGTGGAAAATGAAGTCGAGGCAAAGACCTATGGCGACACAGATGCGTATTATTATTAGGAAATAACATGATTATCCTTGGCATAGACCCCGGCCTGTCAGGCGCACTGGCGTTTTTCGATACCGCGACCGGCATGATCGCGGTCGAGGATATGCCCACGGTGACAGTCATGCGGAACCGCAAGGAAAAGCGGGAAGTCTCGCCCCAGCTAGTCGCGGCCATAGTGGTTAAACGCCATGTCGAGGCGGCATTTCTGGAGAAGGTCAATGCCATGGCCGGGCAGGGCGTGTCCTCAGTCTTTAGCTTTGGCCGGTCTGCGGGCATCATAGAAGGCGTCCTGGCGGCGTTCGACATTCCCACCACGCTGGTCACGCCCCAGGCTTGGCAGAAGGCTATGGCCGTCAGGGACGGAAAGGACGGCTCCAGAGAGCGAGCTATGCAGTTATTCCCGGCTAGTGCAGAATTGTTTCAGCGCAAGAAGGACGATGGGCGGTCTGACGCGGCCCTGATTGCCAAGTACGGTTATGTCTATAAGGGGACGCCATGAAATCTATCCGCGTATCAATAGACTTCGACGTTCAATATGACGACCAAGAGCTTGGTGCTTTTGAGCAAGCCATGGATATTGTTAAGGAATTGCTGGCACTGGAGATTGACGCGGATAACGTCAAGGTCACGCAGACGCGGAGTTATTCGTGAAATTTCAGAAAAAATGGAGCGACAAGGACA